GCAGATATTAAAAATGCACCATCCGCCACACCACAGCAGAAGATGAGGCAGTGAATAAGTAGTCATGTTCCTGAAAGTATACTATGCAAATGTTCAGAGTGAGGTTTTACTTGCGGTGCTTACAGTTTCAATTACTGTCCTAACTGCGGTGCAAAGATGAAGGTCAAAGAATATGACAAGGGAAGAAGCAAAAATCTGGTTAAATAAGCTCTATATAAGAACCGATATTACTGATGAATATGGCGATATGGAAGACATGCAACCGTATGAGGAAGCTGTAGATATGGCAATTAAAGCATTAGAGCAGGAGCATTGTTCAGATGCTATCAGCAGACAGGCAGTGCTTGATTGTTTAACAGCAACTGGGCTTAAGAAATTTGATTTTATTCTTGATGCAAGAGACAAAATCAAAAATCTGCTACCCGTCACACCGCAGCCAAAGATAGGGCATTGGATACCTGTAGATGAAGCAAAAGAATATGCTCATTGTTCTGAATATGCTCATTGTTCTGAATGTGATTATGGATATGTTGATTTATTTGATGGCAGACCACATAATTATTGCGAAAATTGTGGGACAAAGATGAGGTGAATGAATGACAAAAGAAGAAGCAAAAGATTTCTTAATGAGTATATCTTATAGTTTAGGTAATATGTCTATTGAATATTTAACTGAAAAAGACGGAGAAAAGATGCGTGAAGCAATTGGTGTTCTAGAGCATACAAGATGGATTCCTGTATCAGAGAAGTTGCCTGAACAATATAAAGAAGTTATTGTTACGGATATGAAATAAGTGATACATATGTATCACGGTATATCGGGAATGAATATTGAGAATGCGACAACAGATTATTCAAAAAATAGAATCATAGCATGGCAACCAAAACCGCAGCCATACAAATCAGAAAGTGAGGATAAGGAATGACATTAACAGAGTTTATGGATGAACAATATAAAAATCGTGAAGATAAGGACAACATATACGGTGTTGGTATATCTGATGCAGGATTTAGAAAATTCATCATTGACTACCTGTTAGGTGAAGACTGGTATGTTGTAGACCCTATTGGGCAGACTCAGATAAATGAAATTGCATTATATGAAATTTTAGAGAAATATTCAAAACGATACAGAAAAGAATGTAAAAGCAGAAAGTGGGATGAAGAATGAACGCAAGGCAGAAAGCAAAGAAATACAAACGCATGTATGAGGAACTGTTAAAGCAACATGTAGAGTTGTTCAAAGTTGAACAGTATAAGATAGACACGGTGAGATTTGAAAGACGTTATCCCACAGCACTTGTTATGCAGGATAATACTGACTATTTTCGACATTGTGTGGTTAAGGACATTGCATATAGTTTAGCGGAAAGCTTAGACAAGTACATTGATTACAGGACGGAGTTTGACCCGGATACAAATATGTATCGTATGCGTGGGGAAATTAAGATTGTATCACAGAAAAGTGAGGAATGAATATGTATAAACCAATAGATAGAATGTCTGATTATGAGGCACAACAATTTATAGAGAAAGCAACAATAAGATTAAAAGAAGTCGCTTATGCTAAAGGCTATAAGGATGGATTTAATGATGCAAAAAATGTGGAGTATTTTAAGCAACCTGTAATAGAGGATAGAAAGAACAATGAACCTATGCAAGTACAGGAAAGTGAGGGCAAAGAATGAAACTGATAATTGATATACCCGAACAGATATATCTAAATGCAAAAGCAGATACGTTATGCGGTGGAGATATTCTTGTGAAAGCAATCAAGAACGGCATATTACACGAGACTGTTACAGAGTTTGCCGACCGTTGCAGAGAATGTGGGAGAGAAAAGGTGCTTGACAAGATAAGAGCCGAGATAGCAGTCCTTGATGATGCTGATTATGACTACGAGGGATATTACAAAGCGGTAACAGATGCCGTGGAGATTATTGACAAGTACAAGGCAGAAAGCGAGGATAAGGAATGACAAGGGAAGAAGCTATTGAAATCATTAAAGAAGTACGTTTTGACATAAACACTAAAATCAATGGTACTACGAGATTTTCACAAGCATTAGAAATAGCAATAAAGAGTCTTGAGGCGTGGGATGCGGTAAAGGCTGAAATTCACAGAATGGAGTTTATTTACGACAAGTCGCCACTTTTGAATGATAAAAGAACAGATGCTCAAAAGGCTTCTGATTGGTGGGGTATGGAAAGGTTAATTGTTTTAGATATTATCGACAAGCACTTGCAGGAGGTCGAAGAATGACAAAGAATAAAACACATTTAGCGCAGATGGCTGCAATCTATAAGTTCCGGGATTTTCAAAAAGAGTGGTTATTGAGTCATAACGACATTGAGCTATCGCCTGATACAGAAGAATTAGTGCTGTGTTTCCTGGAAGATACTACTAATTGTTTTATCCGTGAGGAGGTGGATATTGATGACTAACCGGGAAACGCTTTACAAGGCCATTGACCGCTACGGCAAAGACCACCAGATAGATATTGCCATTGAAGAGCTTTCGGAGCTTACAAAGGCACTCCTGAAGGACCGCAGATACCACACAGCGCAGACCAAAAAGGATGTTACTGAAGAAATGGCTGATGTGTTTATCTGTTTAGAACAGCTTACGATCATGTATCAGAATATGTGTGCGGTAGAACAGATGGAAAAGGAAAAGTTATCAAGGCTTGAAAGGAGGCTGAACGATGAACAGAAAACAGATGGTTGATGCTATCTATGACAAGGAGCGCATAAGATCCGAGCTTATCAGCAGAGAATTATGGCAGCAGTTAGCGGAAATGACAGACGAGGAGGTGAAACAGAAATATGCTGAAACCTGCGTTAATGTACAAAGAGAAGATTGAAAAGTGTTTTATTGAAATAATGTACTCGGATGATTTTTTCTATTATGTGGGATGGGCACATTGTCATTACTTGCCAGAAATAAAGCCGGAAGATAATCGCTATCAATGGGCTGTCGTGGATCAAGAGAAAGTCATAGGCTACATCTCATACAGAGTAAATCCTGATGTGGATAGCGTGTCACAATTTGGAGTAATATCTTTCGACAAGGGAAATCCTATTGTTGGCAGAGACTTATATCGCATCATAAAGAATCTTGTAAAGCGCTATAGACGGATTGAATGGCACATGATAGGGGGAAATCCTATTGAACATAATTATGACCGTATATGCGCCAAATTCAACGGGAATAAGGTTGTCTTACACGATGTGTGCAAGGATAACAACGGCATTTTCAGAGATAATGTGATTTATGAAATATTATCTAAAGGAGATGTGCGACAATGAGACCTGAATAAAGAAAAAGAACAAAAACCACTAAAAATCACTAAAAATCATTGACAATCACTAAAAATAATGCTATTCTGTACTTGCCTGTAAAGGTCAGGAAAACAGAATAGCATTTTTTAAGGAGGTACTGAATATGACTACAAAGGCAAGAGTTAAGGCAATGATGGAGCGTATAGACGGTGGCTGCGATATAGCAAAAGAAGAATTTAGTTACATGGACCTTGCACACCTTACATTGAGCTATGCGATCAATGAGGTTAGGAAGAGCAACACACACTGGAGCGCTTTGTTTAACGAAATAGGTTATCAGGCTAAATGTTTAGCTGAAGAATCTGGGATGGAGTCATATATAATTGAAGCAGTATCTGTTAAACTTTTTTCGGATTATGCGTCAGAATATGACCTGAATGCTATGAGTTTTGCAGAATAGGAGGTATATATGTTAACAGCCGGAGAAACAGTTTTCTTAATCGTTGGTGCGTTTGTTATGGGTGTATGGTTTACCATTGATATAGTTATAGGAGGTGAGTTAAATGATGAAGCAGATTATACCGAGTGATATTTATAGGGGACTTCCCTGTAGCGTTGTGTCTGTTGGATGTGCTTGTCAGATTGAAGATTTAAATAGTCTATCAGCCTTTGTAAGCGATGATTTGCACTCTGATGGTTATTTATCCCTTGACGGCATGAACCGTCTTATAAGGGCTAACAAGAAGGTTAAAAAGACACAGTATTTTAGGCGTTGGGAACGCCCGACTCTTAAGAACTGGGCGTGTGAACATCCCGGACAGAAAGCAGTTATCTGCTTGTTAGGTCATTTTATCTATTTTGACGGACAGGATTATCACAGTTTTTTTGAAAATGATAATGATCCGGTAGTAAAGGTATGGTTTCTGCTTTGACAAACTACATTATATGTAGTTATAATTAAAGCATGAATATTGAATATCTGAAAACAGAGGATTTAATTCCTTACAATAAAAATGCTAAACGGCATCCGTCCGATCAGGTAAAAAAGATTGCTGAAAGTATTAAGCAGTTCGGATTCCAGCAGCCTATTGTGGTCGATAAAGATAACGTGGTAGTTATCGGTCACGGTAGGCTTTTGGCGTCTAAACGACTGAAATTAAGTGAGGTCCCGGTGGTTAAGGCAGATGATCTTACGGATGAGCAGATAAAGGCCTTACGGCTTGCAGATAACAAGGTAAGTGAGTCAGAATGGAACGACAGCTTCTTAAAGATAGAGCTGGATGATATCGCCGATATTGATATGTCGGATTTTGGTTTTGACCTTGATTTTGGGAATGATGACCAGGATAACAAGGATGATGACGATAACAACAATAT